ATTCGGGGTGTTTATTTTCCCACGTTAGATACGCCTTGGTGAGTATCTCATCAAGTTCCTTTATGTGTTCATTTTTAACATCTAAAAGATAATCATCGTACTCATATCCGTTATCATAGGCTCTATTTGCCAAATCTTCTAACACCAATTCTGAATCTATTCTAGGGGTGAAGTATTCCGCCTGCCCTACAAATAGATGAGTAAATTCGTATCCATAATACTCATACATTTTTATAGCGTCTGAAATTGCTTCTTTCTCTGAGTTATAAACACCGTAAGCGTCGGTAATTAAGCGGTCACACTTTAATCCCATCTCATAGCCGAAACTAAACGCATATTTTTTCTCTCGCTCTTTATAATCTGTCATTTTTATCTTTTCCCTTTCTTTCGTATATAACAATTCTCTTTTTCCATTTTCTTCCTTGCATACTCTTAGAGATTGACCTAGAAATACTGTCTACCATTAAATACGAAAACCACATAATAATAAAAACTCTAATAATTTCATTCCAGTCCATGTTACCTCTTTTCTTTTATCTTGTTTTTTTATACCGTTTAAGACTATATTCTTCAGGACCTTCAAAGGTTCCGAAATCCTTATATAAACCTTTTTCCTTAACCCATTCCTGAAAGACATTCATAAAACTTTTTGAAAGTTCTTCTTTATCCTTCTCTTCAATATTATCAAAAAGATAACCATCAATGTGTGAGCGAGCATAAGCATTATTCATATCGAGGACTTCATTTACATCTACCTCATACTTGAAGGGGTAATAATCGAAAATGTAAACTTCATCTGCGGCAGGATTTTCTTTTATGGCTGCGTCCATAGCTTCTTCCGGAGTCTTGAACTTGACCACAATATCCTCATTTCTTGCATTTTCATCAAAGCTGTAACCATAATAAGTTTTACTGAAATCATACATCTTTCATCTCTCCTTTTCTCTATTTGTACTTAGTGTAGCATATATTTTTAACCTTGTCAAGAGATAAAAAAGGTGCCGACCAAAAAAGGTCGGCATAAGTTAAATTCCGTCTTTGATTACTGATATATACTCACCTAGCGTACTCTTTACCATTTCATTTAAGGCGTGCATATTCTCCGGTGTTACATAAGAGGTTACTACCATAGCGACCAAGTATTCTTTTGGAGGAATTAATAGATACACCACCCCACTTATTACAAATGTTATAGCACACCACTTCAAAAATTTCTTTGTCCATTCCGCTTCTTCAATAGAACCGTAAGTGACACCGAAAATCCCCACGAATATTGACGAACATAAGACGAATAGACTCGCTACCTTCAACCCTGTCAAAATCCACAAAAGGTAAATTAGCCACGGGCTTAAAATCGGGTCCATTATAACTCACTCCTTACCGGCTCCTTGGGTTTGCTTTTATGCGTAGAAAAGTCGCAAGAACTTTCTTTGCAGTTTTCGCAAATCCCCAATACCTCTTTATTAATAATATTAGGATATACTTCATTTAATTGTCTATACACTTCACGAGCGATAAGTTGGTGTTCTACAGAAGCTCTCTTGCAAAGGCGTTTAGGCAAATATTCAAGCCACGCTCTTAGATTACCGGATACAGTAAGATTCACATTCGTTCCCATCGGTAATGTATAGCCGGCAATTTCTTTACCACGAGGTTCATCTTTAAGACTTTCTAGTATTGCCCCGTAGCAACTAATTCCGTCCTGTAAGCAGAAACGCAAATCCATTTCACTTTGTTTGTCGTTCAAGTTTCCGGATTCTGCGAAAAAGCTAGGGTCAAAGTAATCCATATCACTAAAGTCTGCACCACGTGTAGACTGTACGGTAAACGATAGCCATCGATGACGTGTGATTTGTGCCAAACATTTCTCTGACATAGTCATGTCAAATGTAACTAACACGTGTTCCAATAAAGAGCGGTGTCCGGCTTTAACTGCGTTTACAAGAATTTTTTCGTTTACTTCCTTGCCGTAGCATTTACCCATAGCATGAATAGGAACGGATAATGGAGTGAAATTAATTAAAGTCACTTCCATTATTCTTCGCCTTTTTCGTGTTCAAAGATTTGAGAATACAGAACGCTCCGGAGAATATTTCCACACTTGACCGAGTTTTCGGCTGTGGTTTCCATAAGTTCTTTCAGGTAATACTCTTCATTACCTTGAAAGTCATCAACGTAATACTCTACAAATTCTTTAATTTGTTCTGAAAGTTTGAGAATTTCTTGTGCCTTCTCAATACTCTTGAAGTATCTGTCTGCCTTTATATTTGTCATCGTTATTCCTCTTTTCTTTAGGTACAAATTTCTTTTCTACAATACGATAGAAACAAGCGTGCGGGCCATAATCTATAATAGTCTTATTACCATCTTTCCACATACGTACATATGAAGGTTCATAGCGATTCTTTTTCCACCAGTCGTATATGGATTGTTCCGCCTCCTCAAAAGTTTTGTATGAATTATGAATGTTTTTTACCTGAATTACCCTTGTTCCTTTTTTGTTTAATTCCCTACCAATCCACTGTACTTGGTACCACATTATATCACCATCTTTGACAGTTTGTAATCACAATAATTCTTTACCATTCTATTAGCATTTTCCTCGACAAAGTTATCGGGATATTCCACTCCTTCGATTTCACCTATGTGGTCATAATACCATAAGGCAATTTCTTTCATCGTAGTGGTAGGGGCAAAGTCAACAATGTAACGGATTCCGTCTTTAAAATTTATGTGGTCATGATGAGTGCCTAAGATATATACAACCATAGGCTTGTACTTGGGGTTAGATATGAATTTACAAAAATCTTCATACTTCCCGTTTACACTCTTAATCATAGTTACACCACCTATTCGCCAGTGCTGCCGAAACCACCTTCACCACGTTCGGTTTCGCTTAACTCTTTGACCTTCTTGATTTCAACATCAACGTTCTTTTCAATCAAGCCTTGCATAAATCTATCTCCCTTAAAGATAGTATAAGCGTTGTCACAAAAACCCATTGTCTTTGTAAATACCTTGAAGATACCTTGAACTTCCCCCCGATAGCTGCTGTCAATAATTCCTACGCAATTTCCTAGGATATACGGAGTCTTTAATCCGTAGCTACTTCGCATAAAGAGTTTCATGTGATACCCTTCCGGAATTTCAAAGGCAAGTCCTGTACGGACGAGTGTTCCAACACCTGCGTCTACAGGATTAATTTGCGTATCTTCAATGGCATAAAAATCAAAGCACGCATTACCTTTGGTGATAAGTGGCATTTTGGCTCGCTCGTCTAGCAGTTTAACCTTAATTTGTATCGGTAATTTCTTCGCCATTATTTAACACCTTAAACCCTTCCATAATATTCTTTACATATCCATTCTTTAATTCTCTTTCCGCTTCTGCACGGGTTTTAAATAAATTACCACATATTAGGTTTTGAACATCTTCTTTACTTCCTTCCCAAATGGAAAATTCAATGAAGGCTTCTGTGGTACAAATGTTGTATTCAATTGTATAGTACCCCTCTTCTTCGCCTAATATGTTTTTACCCTTACAGTAGGTGGAAATATCTTCTAGCATAGAATTGATAGATTCTATGAAACTCACTTCGTTCCTCATGTTCTACCCACCACCCTATTATCTCCAACTGCCGGGCGTTCCTTTCTGTAGCAATTCTCCACAATCATCTTAGTATCGAAATAAACCCTGCTTAGGAACTTAGAGTTAGCCTCAATGTATTTTTGATTTCTTAAAGATTCTGCATAATCCTTCCAACCATTCAGTACATCTTCGTGAAATGCGGCACGCCTTGCCCCTTCTGTAGGTTTGGGTGACAATTCACAACTAACTCTAGCTTCTGTAGCCTTAGCCAATCTCTCCTTCATGGACACCAGTTTTATAGCGTCTGCGTACATTTGCTCGTAACTGGAAAGAAGTGATGACGAGTTTATCATTAACGAGTAGGCTTCACCCACATCGCTATCTACTAGATTTTTATATCTGTGAGAAATAGATTCAAACTCTTCTAAAACGTCGTTATACTTCAACGCCAAAGCCCTGTGCTAAATTCTTCAAATAGCTCTTAGCTTCTTCTTCTGTTTTAAACTGTGCAAGGACCGTATGACGAGTGGACGAACCATTTTGTCCGCATACACGCCAACCGAGAATGTTGTTTTTATCGTCCTTGTCTGTTACGGACTGTACCCAAATATTGGTAGCGTTCAATAATACCGTTCCTCTGTCGTTTAATACAATCATTTTTTACCTCCAAATAGTTTATATATTTTTTCTTTCAAAAAGAATAACGGGTCGTGATACGGCTTTGTTACTACGACTAGGTCTGAATTATCTTGGTCGAAATACTTGTGTAACATCTTAAATCGCTTGTCCTCTACCTCTTTACCGGTATGAACTTCAACGCCATTTACAAGCTGTTCAAACAATTCCTTTCTTAATCCGTAACAAAAACCTTTGATATGAATAACTCCCTCGTCTAATAACTTCCACCAACTGTCTGCGTGAATGTTTCTCTTACATTCTACAATAAGATTATTGCCCTTGTAGTCTATGCGAATATCTCCGCTTATCTTTGACTGTAAGCCGTAGATTAGATTTCCGGCTTTCAAGGCTCCTGACATTGGTGTTCGTTTGGCGTTCAGTCCGAGATTGTTTAGTAAATCTTCTACTTGCTTTTCGGCAGCACGTCCGTTTCTTCTATTTGCCTTCCCTCTTTTGCTTGCACTGGAAAGTTTCTTAATCTTTCTTTCTGCCTTTTTCTTCTCTCTCTTTTTCTTTTGTGCCGGAGAAAGAATGTTTCGATTAACCGGTGAATACTCATTGTAGTCTTTGCACCAGTCACAATCGTAAGACTTCATGCAGTTAGAGGAAACTTCACAATCTTCCTTATTCATGTTCCAGCAAATCTTTAAGGGTTAAAATCTTGGTTTTTACTAACCCCTTAAAAACGTCGAGGAGCATATTTTTTATTTCTTCATCTGACGCATCTGTCAAAACGTCTACTCCCGTTTTAACGTTACCTTCGTCAATTTCCTGCGTAAGCATTACTTTAATCTTTTTTTTCATTCACATTATCCTTTCCACTAGCGTCACAAAACTCTGCAACAGGACAGAAGTTTTCACATTTTCTACCGCCCCACGTTTCTCTGTATCTACACGGAGGTGGTAAGGTTTGGGTTTCAATAGCCTTTGTTAAATCATTGGCTTTTCTTGTCATATACTTGGTAATCCAATGGTCTGAGATTTTACCGACGGGTATCATATAAGCATTTTCGAGAATACCTCTTTGCTTTGCCATGTACGTATTGCCGTCCTTTACGATTGCTTCGCATACCATGTTTGCAGTGTCTTTTCCTAGGCACTTTTTAATCTTCATGCGATAATCGTTCATCTGAACAGCAAGGTCGAACATATCTCTGTAGCCGTCATATTTGAATATTGTTTGATACCGAGGTTTACCATTTTTGTAATGACCAATCTGAACTTTTTCCGTTGTAATTCCTAAGTGTTTTGCTACGACGAATGAACCGTAAGTTTTGTAGTCATATAATGTACCACCATCTTCCGGCGACCAGTAGTCAAACGCTCCAGTTGAAATCCCATCGTCTAAGCGTTTTTCTCCCAAATCCTCCATCGTCATTCCGCCTTCTAGCTTTTCATGAGTTCCAGTTCCCAATAAGGCGAACATTAAGCTATAAGGCTTGAAGTAATAATCTTCCGTGATTGTAAGATAGGCTTCCCTCGTTCCTTTGAGTAACTGTGTAGTAGAAGGTTTGCCTGACCACTTTCTTTGTTTTGCTAATGTTCTTAGCGTAGGTACTGTCAAACATCTTCCACACGGTACATACGGTCTGCCAGTTACAGGATTGATTTTCCCTTTTAAGCGGCATTCCTTAAAACATTCCTCAAATTTACATTTTCCACCATCTTCACAAATAAATCCAACTGCTGGCATGTGCTTTCTCCTATCTAGTTTTGTAAAGGTAACAAGTAATATTATTTAGTGCTTGCGATGAATATCTCTATTCTACACTCCCAGTTGACGTCGGTCTGAAAGTGATAGCTAGTTAATACTCACCACGAGTCTATCACAACATTCTTGCATAAAGTTTGTATCCAACAAATTCGGCTGCGGAGGTATTTATGCCTACTGGGACCACCTTTCTTCGGCACGGGACTTACTTTGGCTTCCCTAACTCCTCCACTAAGTGGGGTTTGGACTGTGCAGTAACGGACAAGAACAATCCCGCCCTTGGGACCCGTCACACGTCTTACTGTTTACCATTCCTTATGACGTTAATCTGTGAACATACGGCAGCACGATGACATATAACGCAGGAACTTATTGCTATTTTGTTGTTTGGCTGGGCTTGGGTGCCACGTCCTCCCGGACTGTTATGCGATGTTTTCTAGTGACACCCAAGACACCAACTGTCTGCATTCTACTAATACAAACCTTATCCTTTTGTGAAGTTTCTCAACTTCTAAGTACAGTGTAGCACACTTTTTAATTCTTGTCAAGTCTTTTTTTTATTTTCTGAAAATTTCTTTTCTCGACTTGACTACAAATACAGTATAGCATGGATTTTCAATCTTGTCAAGAGTTTTTTAATATTTTTTAATAATATTCCTCCAGTCTTGAAGTATCGGAATTATAAGTAAACTCCATCACGTTCGGACCGAACATTCCGTCACGAGCCTTATCTATCTTGGCTCTAGTTACGTATAAGAGTTTTTCTCTTTCTTCTAAGGAAAGTGTGGGGTCTTTCGCCGGACGCCACAATAAGAGAACTATATCTCCTGACGCTTCTAAATCTCCGGTTGACTTTAGGTTCTGCATAGTAGGTTCCTCAGAAGCCATAGAACCTCGATTTAATTGACTAAGCATGACCATGATAACGTTATTATCCTTGGCGATAGCCTTCATCTTTCTTGCAGAAACAGAAGCGTCCTCGAAAGTAGACGTGCCACTCATGTAACCAAAGTAATCTACGATAACCACATCAACATCACCCTTTAGTAAAGAGCGACTGTTCACGAGTTTAATTCTTCGTTCAATATCGTCAATCGAATACCGATTCCCATCGAACACGATAAGGTACTCGCTTAGTTTTGCTAAAAGTTCTTCGACCATAACCCCTTGTTTTTCAAGGTAGTCTTGAACTTGATTTATTTTACAGCCGGCTAACTTGGCAATAATTCGTTCTAGCACCTTCCCCTTCGGCATTTCTAGGGAGAAGAACACCACACGTAATTTCTCGTTGCAGATGGCTCTGATAGCATATTCTATCGCCCAGTCGGATTTACCTGTCCCGGCGGCTGCACCTACAATCAACACCTGTTTCTTTTCTATCTTGCGAATACAGTTGTCAATCTGTTCAAAGTGAGTTTTAAAACCACCTGTAGCGTAGATGGATTTCAAGTCTAATAAGCAGTCGTTAATACTTGCCGCTTCCTTAATAATCGTTTCGCTATCTTCGCCACTTACTTTAAAATACGCCTTAATCGTATCCTCAGGCACGTTCCAACGTTTGGATAGGTAAGCTATAAGGCTAATCTTGATTAAGCCCTTAACCGTTCTGAAATAGTCCTCAACGACCTTGTACTCCTTCTCAATCGTCTTACATTTGTTCAACAGATATTTGAGTGAATACAGGTCAATATGTTCCGTTTCAAGTTCCTGAACGTTAACTCCACCTAAGAGCATATCGTTCATATCCTTATATCCGTCAGGAATGATAAGAACCCTAACTTCTCTTTTAGGTGCTATCTTCTGTAAATTTTCTCGAACTCTAGGGACTTTCTTCTTCCCTTCTTCGTCGTTATCCGGAACTAGAATTAGGCTTACATCTTTTTTAAGACGTTTCTCTAAAAAGAGGATTTGGTCTTTGTGCAACTCGTTACTACAATACGCTACAGTAGGTAATCCCATCTGATAACCGCTAATAGCGTCCATGTACCCTTCAACAAGATAGAGAACGTTTTGCTTCATTCTCCGTGCCTTGTAAAATCCATATAGGAATGAGGATTTGTCGTACAAAGCATTGTTTTTGATATTCAGATACTTGGGACTTACGTCAAACTGGCGTTTAGCCAATCCCACGTGCCGACCATTACTGTCAATAAGAGGAATTGTTATGCTGCCCTTATCTTCACCTAATTCAAATGCGGCAATGGTTTCATCGGTAAAACCACGTTTTTCATTCAGATATTTGCGAATGTTCTCAACGTTTGCTATACCTTTGTTCGCCCACGCCTGCATTCTCTTTTCTACATCAACCTCTTCCGCATAGTCCTTGTCGTTAGCGAGGTCAATGTTTAACTCTCTAGCCAGTCTTTCTAAGGCTTCTCCGTAGGTAATGTTCTCGTAGTCTGCCAAGAAATTAATAGCTGTTCCGGCAGAACCACAAGCCATGCAGTGGTAGAGTCCGTTATCTGAAATGATAAGTGGTTCGCTGTTTTCACTTCCGTGAATAGGACATCTACAACGATAATCGCTACCAACACGGTGAACTTCTACATCTCCAACACTTGCAATAAATTCCGGTAAGTCAATTTTTTGTTTAATAATTTCTTGAATGTTCACCTTAAATTCACCTTTCTTTTAACATTCTAGCAGTTTATCTGCTTTGTTTCCTGTAGTATACACCTCTCTACCAAATTCGTCAATAGCCGGACCATCAATCCAGTCATACTTGTAAAGAAATTCTCCGATAATCTCTTGTTCTGTTTTTTCTAATTGTCTTTTTAATTCTTCCATGTTATCACTCCTCTAATAATTTTTCAACAGAATATGGTGATTTTTCAACTTTCTTTTTCCCGATTTCTCTAAAATGTTCTTCTTGTTTTTCTCTTGCCAGTAGATTGTATAGGTCTGCAAGCGTCTGCCCTCTTTGAAGGCTGTCCACGCACCTCAAGAGGAGATTTACATCGCTGTCACTTTTAGTTTCAAAGTGTTTTGCTAACCCTTGAACTCTACGACTATAGTCATCGAGAACAATTCCATCTGTACGATAAATAAATTTCTTAGCTAGGTTTTTGTGTTTCATCTTCTTCTGCCTTCTCTATTAAGAACTCAATGTACCGTTTTGCCTTTCTCAGGTCTTCTATGGCTTTACCCTTTTTAGGATAACGGTAAAGATATTTCAATACGGCGTATTCGTATGCAGCCGAACACCCCTTAGAGTTTTTTAAAAACTCCTCTACGAACTCACGGCATTCTTTTCCTCTCCAAGAATAATACTCCGGATTTTTAACATTGATAAGTTTTTGTTCATTCATAATGCCCTCCCACTATATTCGTTAAAATGATGGGTTTTGTGTGAACCCTTTTTACTTTTACATTTGTTCAATCATCTCTTTTACATTTGTTCGCCGGCGGAACAGCCTCCGGTAAATCTTTAAAAGCTTTTAAAAGATTTTTTAACTCTACAAAGAAACTTTCCCTTAATCCCCCGGAGGGGGATTATTAATTCTTTTAAACTACAATCAAACACATGTTTTCATAACCCCCAAGGATTCCTACAAATAATCCGCAGGGGGTTATTTGTTTTTAATTCTTTTTATTCTACAAAGAAAACATGTTTTACATAACCCCGAAGTTCAACTGAGGGGTTACTATCTTTTTAAGTCTTTCTTTTTTCTACGTAGTAAAAATCTTTTTTTCTTTTAGAAGATTGCTTCGCAATCTTCTTTTCTTTTTTTTTGTTTTTGGTTAAATGGTTTTTTTTAAAATAATTATCGGTACTTTTTACCATTGGTAGGACGGGAACATTTTTCATATCCACTTTCCCTCGTCTTTTTAATCAAGTTCCACCACCAAAACCTTTCCCTTTTTTGCCGGTAATTTCCATGAGTCCATTTCCTTTATGTAGTATTGATACCCGATAAAGTCACCACAATCTTTCTTTACTCTACCGAGGACTCCTGCTTTTACCAACCCACTCAAAGCCTTTCCCATCGTCTTTCCCGTAACCCCAAGTCTTTCCGCAGCTCTAATATTTGTGTATAGGCACGCAGAAGATGTTGCAAAACGATTAGTATACATAAACATCGCAACCAACTTTTCCATATTCTTTAATTGCGAATTGAGTATAGACGAGAACTCTTTTATATTAACTTTGCACTCTTCGATAGGCATTTCTTTTGAAAAATTCCACGTAAACTCTTTCCCATTACTTTCGTAGCACCATTTATTAATCTTCCCACTTACTTTTTCTACTTTAATTTTTGTGCACATAATTCATTCCTCCAAATTTTTAAATTAATTTAATCTTAGTACGGCATTTCATTATCACCGGGAAAATCATCTTTCGGTGCAGCTTGACCATTCTGTAATTTTTCTAACGTTTTCTTAACTTCGGCAAGAACATCTGCACCAAACGGGTCTTTTAAAACTGCCCAATTCAGATAGCCAAGGTCTGTTACACTACTAACAGGTTTGCCGGCATATTTCCCTCTAGGAAATACAATTTCTCCATTTTCACTTACAGATTGTGTTGTTTTCGTTGTTTCTGCCTTTTGGTGTTGGACAGTTTTCTTAG